CTAAAGCGCACCGCACAACACAGTTTGCAGTTAACTTGTGAAACAGGTGTAGGGTTAAACCTGTACCCTGGGTATGCGGGAAACGAAGATTTAACCACCGAGTCGGGCGACGTATTGGTAGCCGAGCTTACGCAAGGTTTTTTAGTTACCCAAGCTAACGATCAATTAACCACCGAGAGCGGCGACAATTTTGCGTCTTTAGTTACGGTTGACGCAATTGAACCCTACCCTGATGGGTACGCGCTAACAACTACTGGATACTCTGAGGCACCAGGCTACACTCCTCAAGTTATGCTGCGCTGGTCTGATGACGGTGGCCACACTTGGTCAAACGAGCATTGGGTGTCAATGGGCAGAATAGGCACTTACGGCACCCGCGCCATCTGGCGTCGTTTAGGCATGACGATGAAATTGCGCGACCGTGTATACGAGGTGTCAGGCACCGATCCGGTTAAGATTGACATTGTGGGTGCTGAACTAATCATCAGTGGCACAAATGCCTAACATTACCCAAATCCCCGCACCGCGCGTACCGTTGACTGAAAGCAACACGGGGATAATCAGCACTCAATGGTTTAGGTATTTCAACAACCTTAATACCATTCTTGGTAGCGGCACGGGTATTACTACGCCGGTGTTTGGCGGTACAGGCACAAACGTCATCCCAACAAATGGGCAATTGTTAATTGGCAATTTTGACGGGACGTATACCGTTGCGTATCTGACCGCTAATGATGGGTTGTTTTCTACCGTTGGGAATGGCACGTTAGCAGTCGGTATATCTGACACCGGCGTAACAGCAGGGTCGTATGGCTCTGCCTCATTGGTCACGACTTTAACGGTTAACGCAAAAGGTCAGTTAACGGTTGCCGGTTCAATAGCCATTGCAATTGCGGCAACTCAAATCACTAGCGGCACATTACCTGTTGCGCGCGGTGGTACGGGCTTGGCTACTCTAACGGCTAACCGAATTCCTTACGGGAATGGCACTAACGCATTTCAATCCTCTGCAAACTTGACTTATGACGGGTCAATTTTTACCGCAAAAGCTAATATTGTAGTTAACAAGACAATCACGGCGGCGGGAACAACTGGCGCACGAACCATTAACCAAACATCAGGGTCGGTTAACTTTGCAATTGCGGCAACCAGTTTAGTCGTAACCAATAGCTTGGTAACAACCTCAAGCATTATCTTGGCAACGGTTGCAAGTAACGATGCAACAATGAAATCGGTACAAGCAGTAGCGGCAGCGGGTAGCTTTACTTTGTACGCCAACGCAGCAGCGACTGCCGAAACGCGGGTTAACTTTTTGGTATTAAATTGAACGCCCTGCATATGATCTATCGATCTGTGCAAGATAGGCTACCGTTTGGGTTTAATGAATTTTCATCAGCAGTAAAAGATTGGGAAATATTGCCAGTTGTGCAGCGCGGCAAATTGTTTGGTGGCGTAATGGTAAAGGGCAACGAAATCCACGTTGGATTTGCTGAAAAACCTACGGCAAGCATTCGCAAAAACATTAGAGAAATATTGACGCCTTTGTTTGAACAACATGGGTTTCTAGTAACAAGTGTTCATATTAGTAATCAAAACGGTTTAAATTTCTGCAAACGGTTAGGATTTGTTGAAATTGCTAAAGAAAGCGATAAAATCCTACTTAGATGCGATAGGAGTAAATATGTTAGTTAAAACCTACTTGAGCCGCAGACAGACTAAAGCTATGTCTAGCGAATACCCCATTGGCGATCCTACGGGGGGCGCAGCCTATCGTGAGATGCGCGACCCTACAACTGCGATTGCAGCCTCGGCGGGCGCAAACTTGCTAGGCTCTGTAATTGGCGGGCAAGCCTCTAAATCTGCCGCCAATACACAAGCTAAAGCATCAAAAGAAGCTATTGCGCAACAGTACGCAGCTTCGCAAGCCGCTATTGCAAATCAACAACAAGTGTTGGACGCGCAAATTCGTAACGCGGGTGGGGTTCAAACCGCGCAAACGCAACAACTGCAAGACACTCTTAACCAACAATTAGCTATTGCACAGCAAACGCGCGACGCTCAGTTGGCGGTAGCAGCGCAGACGCGCGACGCGCAGCTTGGGGTATCTAAAGAAGTCTTAGGCAAACAAGAAGGTGCGTACACACCTTACCAAGAAGCAGGGCTTGCCGGTCAAAACAGGCTGCGTGAGTACCTTGGTATTGGTGGCGACAGGGGTGCTACAAATTACGGTCAGTACGCTAACGCACAGTTTACGCCTGAGGCGTTTGCTGCCAACCAAGACCCAGGCTACGGCTTTCGCATGAAGGAAGGCTTGAAAGCCGTTGACGCTCAAGCGGCTGCGCGTGGTGGTTTGATCTCAGGGGCGGCGCTCAAAGCCAGCCAACGCTTTGGGCAAGACATGGCGTCGCAAGAATACCAAAACGCTTTTAACCGTTACCAAACTTCACGCCAAGCTACGCTTGCGCCGTACCAACAATTGCAAGGCGTAGGTATGAATGCCGCAACCGGCTTGGCAAACTCAGCGGGCAACTACGGCACAAATGCCTTGGGTGCGTACGGTGGCTATGGTTCGGCGGCAAACAGCGCCTACGGTGGCTATGGTGCGACAGCGGGCAACGCTTACGGTGCGCTAGGCACAGGGCTATACAACGCGACAGGCACCGCAGGTGGCATGATCAATAGCGCCTATGGCAATTACGGCAACCAAGTGACAGGCGCTTTAACAGGCTTTGGAACAAACCAAGCCAACTTGACAACCGGTGCGGCTAACGCTCAAGCCGCCGGTCAAGTCGGTCAAGCCAACGCTTTGAATCAAGGTATTAGCGGCGCAACTAACGCTTACTATCAGAATCAGATGCTTGGTCTTTTGAAAGATAAAAATTCTGGTTACGGATTTACCGACGCTCAAGCACAAAAATTTATGGGTGAATATTAATCATGCCAATTGATCCAAATATCGCAATGGGCGTTCGCCCTATTGAGCAACCCAATATGCTTGGTCAATTGGGACAAGTTATGGCGCTTCGTCAAGCCCAGCAAGAAATGGAAGGTTCTGCTGGGGTTAATGAGTTAGCCCGTCGGGGGGAAAAAGACCCTTACGCATACATACAATACGGCAAACAAGGGCAAGCCGCAGCCGCGTCTATTACAAAGATTCAAGAAGAACAACTTAAATCAAACGAAAAACGCAATGTCATGTTGGGTGGTCTTGCGGGGCCTGTCTTAGAAAACCCTACACCTACTACTTTTAATTTTGCGCTAGATCGCGCCGTTAACTACGGTCTAATGACCCCTGCGCAAAAGCAAGAAGTTATGGCTCAATACGGTGGTAACCCTGAATCAATTAAAGGTTACGCTGCCCAAATTTTTAAAGGGTCTATTAACGCTCAAGCGCAACAGTCTGATGCAACCTCGCGCGCCAATAACGCTGCGACTGTTGGGGCGTCGTATTACGGCTCTAACGTGTCAAGAGAAAATAGTCTTCGAACTGACGAAAGATCGCGCGAACAAGCTCAATACGCCAGAGATAACCCTACACTTACGCCAATTCAAGGGTCGTATGAGATACCCGATCCTAGCGCCCCTGGCGGGGTTCGGCAAGTAGAAGGTTTTGGCGGCTTTAATACTCGAACTGGTATAGTTACGCCCGCGCAAATACGCGCGCCCGCCGCTGCGCCTACTGTTGCCAATTCATTAGCTGCGTTGCAACCCGCGCCTGTTGCCAAACCTAATGTCAACGCCCTAAACTCTAACTTTATTACTTCAGCAGCGCCAGCATCGCCTGTCGTGCCCTCTGCCGCTGCGGTAGCACCATCTGCGTCTGCGGCAGTTCCTTCTGCTGGGTTGCCTACTACGGCTGCTCAAGCGGGTGTATTTAGACCTAAACCATCGCCTCAAGCCGAAAAGCAAGCGCAAGTTGAAATTGAGCGCGAAAGAGGAAAAACTGAAGTTGCAAATGTTATTGGTGGTTTAGCTTCTAAATATAACGAGCTTGCTAGCACCGGAGGAATGACAAGTACCAAACGAGGAATAATGGAAAACGTAGGCGCATATTTAGCTAATACTGCATTAGGTCAAGAAGCTGGAAAAATGACTGCTACGCAAGAACAATCGTTACGCAATGAAATTAGAGCGCAATCACCAGTTCTTCTTCAAGGAATTAAAAAAGCAACTGGCATGGGTACTAAAGAAATGGATTCTAACGCCGACGTTAAACGTTGGCTAGAAGCAATGGGAAGCCCAACTTTTGATATTCAATCTACACTTGGTATTCTTAAAAGTTTAAATGCACAATTTGGTTCAGGAAATGAAATACCTGCTGCTCCTGCTAAAACAGGAAACATAGCTTCGGATCCTGCCATTCAATCTTTAATTAACAAGTATTCCAAATAATCATGGCTACTTTTGAACAACTTAGTTCAGCGTTGGTTAAAGCAGATGCAGCGGGTAATGTTGAAGATGCTACAGCATTAGCAAATGCTATACGCGCAATGCAATCTTCTGAAGGTATGCCTTCAAGTCGAGGCGAACCCCCATCAACATTTGACGTGCTTCGCAGCGCACCGCCTAAAGCAGTCGCAGGTATGGCGGACACAATATTAAATTTTCCTGCCAACACAGTTAACCTTGGTAAAAGTTTAATTGGCATGGGTGCTCAAGCTATTGGTGTAGAACCGCCATTTCAAATTACGCACCCTGAAAATACGGTTGAAAATTTTTATCGTAAACAAAACGCAATTGCAAACTTTAACCCCGCCGATATGACTATGGCGCAACGGTTTGGTGATGTAATGGCTCAAGGTGCAACAGGCGCATTAATGGGGCCTATGCGATCCGCCGGTCAAGTAGGCAGCAATATGTTGCGCTCTTTGGTTGGCACGGTGCCTGGTCAAATCGCTACTGAAGTTACTGACAATCCGTATATTGGCGCAGCAACGTCTGTTGCCGTTCCTATGGCAGCGGGGGTGGCGGCACAAAGAACGCAAACTGCTGCGCGCGCTGCACAAATGCGTAATTCAGTTCGGGATGAAAATATTCGTGCAGCACAAGAAAGGGGTTTTGTAGTTACGCCTGGCAGCGTAGACCCAAGTTTTGGTAACGTAAACCTTGAGCGTCTTGGCGGCAAACAACGCATCCAACAAGAGATGTCGTACATTAACCACGAAGCCACTCAAAGAGTTGTACGTAGTGATTTAGGTGTGCCTGAAAATACACCAATTACACCTCAACTTACAAGACAAATCCGTAGTGAAGAATTTGCAAGAGGTTATGAACCCGTTAGGCAAATTGGAATGATTGCATCAGATCCAACGCTAACTCGCGAATTGGCTGCGATTGAACGTAGATTTGCTGGCGCTACGCAATCTTTTGCTGCGCCAATTCAAGCGCAAGTTGTTAACGAAGTTAACAGGTTTAGAACGCCGCAATTTAATTCAGCCGATGCTATTGATGAAATTTCTACGTTAAGACGCGAAGCGCGCGTTAATTTTAGAAGCGATGATACAGACCGGATTAGGTTAGCAAGAACACAAACTTCTATCGCAAACTCATTAGAAGACCAAATTGAACGCTCGCTTGCTACATCGGGGAACCCTGACGCTACAGCAATGCTCAACCAATACAGAGCATCACGTCAACGCATGGCAATTAGCCATTCAGTTGAAGATGCTATACAGCAAGGTTCAGGAACTATTAACGCTAGAGAGTTAGTTAAACAACTAGATAAAGATGTGCCGTTGTCCGGTAATTTAAGATTAGTTGCAGAATTTGCCAAAAACCACCCAGGCGTTAATATGCCAATTAGCCAAATTGGTACGCCAGGCGCAAACGCAGTTTTCTTAGGCGGTTCTGGTCTTCTTGGGGCGGGGGCGGGCTTTTTGGGCGGTGGAGGCCCTGGGGCGGTGATGGGTGCCGCCGCAAGTATGGCGGCAGGTGCTGGTCTTCGTTCAGGAACCCGAAGTTTACTTCAATCACCAATGGGTCAAGCCCGCGCAATTCCAAGATACGAACGTGGTGTACGCAACGCTTTGGCTAATCAAGACCCTGCTGCCAATGCTTTATTCTACGCAAATCAAATGACACCGTTTAAAGGGCAGCAATAATGGACTGGCAAAACTTCATCAACGTAGGCGCTGGTTCATTACTCGCTATTGGCGGGTGGTTTTGTCGTCAGTTATGGGATTCGGTTAAAGAACTCAAAACTGACATCTCTGACTTGAAGCTGCACGTCAGCGACGCGTACGTCAAGAAATCCGAGATCGACACAATTAAGTCTGAGATGGACAAACGCTTTGACCGCGTTGAGATGTTGCTTGACCGCTTGTTCGATAAACTTGAAGCCAAGGCAGACAAATAATGTTCCCTATTATGGATATTCTTGGCATTGGCATGAAGGTGCTGGACAAGTTTTTTCCCGACCCCGAACAGAAAGCCCGCGCCCAGCTTGAGTTAATGCAGATGCAGCAGAACGGCGAACTCGCCAAGATGCAAGCCGATATGCAAGAGCAGGGAGAGCTCACCAAGCGTCAAGAGAACGACATGAGGTCTGACTCATGGCTCTCCAAAAACATTCGCCCTATGACCCTTATAGCAATCCTAATAGGCTATTTTATCTTTGCCATGATGTCAGCGTTTGATCTTGATACAAACGAGAAGTACGTTGAGTTGCTCGGGCAATGGGGAATGCTTATTATGTCCTTCTACTTCGGTGGGCGCACCCTTGAGAAGATTATTGACATGAAAAGAAAATGACCGTTGCTGACCGTATAACCATAATCTGTTGTATATCTCTTGCCATCGTGCTGCTGTCAACGGTGGTTGTGGTGTTGATTGGATTGTTTGATCCACTAGTCGATAACGCTGAAATATTTAAGTTAATTAACCCATCGTTTAACATGATTGTTGGGGCTTTTGTTGGCACTATAGCCGGTATAAAAATAGGAAAAGATGATGCTCAGTAATTGGTTAAACGCATTTGCACTTATGCTCAAAAGTGAAGGCGGGTTTGTAAACCATCCAAGTGATCCAGGCGGCATGACTAACCTAGGCGTGACCAAAGCGACTTGGGAGAACTGGGTAGGCCGCGCAAGTGATGAAGCCGAGATGCGTGGGCTAACACCGGAAAAGGTCGAGCCCTTGTATAAGAAAAAGTATTGGGATGCCGTGCGCGCCGACGATCTGCCTGTCGGGCTAGACTACCTAATGTTTGATTTTGGGGTGAACGCGGGGCCTGGGCGCGCCATCAAGGTCATGCAATCTGCCGTGGGTGTGACACCTGACGGTGGCTTTGGCCCCATGACGCTCGCCGCAGTACAAGCGATCGATCCTGTTGAACTGATTGAGAAGTTCAGCCAAGCCAAGGAAGACTTTTACCGCTCCCTTGGCACCTTTGCAACTTTTGGCAAAGGCTGGCTAAACCGTGTGGCTGACGTCAAAGTCAAAGCCAATTCAATGCTCGCATAAGCACACGACGCCACAGAGGGATGTACGGGGGCGAGTAGCAGTCTTTAAGTCTGCGCTCGACTCGCCCCGTCCAGTTCGCCCCGCTTCGGTCAACATTATTGGGCCAGTTTTTTGACGCAGTATTCACAGTACCCTCCTAAAAGATCACTACAAACTTGACCACACCCGTCGCAGATTAATTCGCGCGGGAACGGTGGCGGGGGTTTCTCGCGTGTGTTAAACAGCCACAAAAGCGCCGCTACCATCAGGGCCATCGACGCATAGAACCACATTATTATGTCGTATACCATTTCTTTTCTCCAATAGAATTTGAATGTCTACGCGCAGCATCAGGTGCTGGTGGCGCAGCCGTGCAATGTCATCGTCAATCTGTGCAAGGTTTTCGATGATCTGTTTGTAGATTTGATTTTCAGTCATGTCCTCTCCTCAATGTTATAAAACCAATCGGTGCCGGTTGTCCACTTGCGTGTGCCGTCCACCGTCCAAAAAGTTTGTGCCGCTTGAAAGTCAGGGTGCTTGGTGTCAGCAGGGATAAGGCTTTGGTCGTACCACAGGCACCTATTGTTCGGCTGACAAGCAAACTGCCCGTTATCAAGCCTGATGAAGTTAAAACTCTTATGCTCCTCGGCTTGCTCGGTAAAGCCCGTGTCCACGTCCTGACCATCCGCGCAAAAGTCCACCGTAAACAGGTACTTGCCAAAGACCCACGTCTTGTCTTTACTCATAAACTTAACGCCTAGGTTACGCAAGCCAATCTTCTCAACGACCGTAAACCTGTAGCCCATACAATCCCAAAGCTGTAACGTGTCAATGGGAAACGAAGCAGGGCTATCGGTGTGCCACACATAGGCGTGGATGGGCAGCTTGTCGTAAAGCGCGCCATAGGCTGGCAGAAGGCTCTCAATGCGAAACACTTGACCCCTAAGTGCCTTGATGCTCACCCAAATAGCCGGTTCGTATTCGCCGTGACCCTTTGTAAAGTTGTACAAAAACTCACGGCGTACGAAACACTTGAGTGGGGGTAGGGATGCGACGATGTAACTCATGTGTTACCTCTCAATATCTCAATCGCAGCCACAACATCAAGTGCTGCGCCTGTTTGTAGCGCCGCCAACGCACCACGCATTTTTAATTGCATTGCATCAATCCTAGCGTCCTGAATTTTGATGTAATTGTTAAGTTCATCAATGTGGGTTTGTTGTTCTCTCAAATCTCTCATGGGCGTAATCCAAAAGGGTTATGGGCGTGGGCAATAACAAGGTTGGCGTTGTCTGACACTACAACAGGCTTAGGGCGCAACGTAACGAACGTTGCTTGTACGCCATTACGCTTGTCATCACCTTTCTTCTCAAGCCGTTTACGGCGCTGCAAACCGCTTAGATAGCCATAGACCGAAGATGGGTGAAGCCCCAAGTGTTCAGCAATGGCGCGAGAGGTTTTGGGTGTAGCGCAAAAACGTTCGATGGCGTCAAAGGTGTCTTCTCTTGTCATTTCATCTCCGGCAATTTAAACGTCACGTTAATCTTCAGCCCATCCATTGAGTACGGGTCTTTCATTTCGTATATGTTTGTCACAATTTGATTTGTGTATTCAGTGAGAATTGGTTCAATGTCTTTGACAATCAATTCAATAAACTTTTGCCTGATTGCGTCTTTGACTGTTGAATGAATTGCACTAGATAAAATTGACGTTATATTTGCACCATTTACGTTAGCCATTATTTATCTCCTCTTTGACGAATAGCTGCGGCGCACTCTTTTTGACGTTTGTACCAATCGGGGCCACCACCCCAAACATTTAATTCAGGATATACGCCCATTGATTCGCACAATTTCGCACAAGCCTCGCGCTCTGCAAGTACAGCCGCTTTTAAATCTTCGTCTGAGTGCTTGGCTATGTAACGTTTTGTTACTTTTAAAACTACCAGTGTTGGGTCTGTTGGGTGTGGGTGATATTCAATCATTTCTGCCACCTTGCGCGGATTGCTGTTGCACAACTTTCCCAACTGGCGTCAATCCTGTGTCCCTCTGACTCGCACAACCGAGCACACGCCTCGCGTTCCATTAAGATGGCATTTTCAACAGCCGCAATCATTGCGACCTTGACCTGCCTTTTGCAGTCTTCAAAACCTTTTTCGTATTGGTTCATTTCTCGCCCCTTGCTCTAATTGTTTCTGCAAGCCTGACTTTTCCTTCGCTATAGCAAAGTGACGCACAAGCCTCACGTTCATCAGCGCGCACCAGTTCTGCAAAGCGTTCTAGCTCTGCATCCTCCCAAATTAAATTCTGGCTTGGCTTGGCTTGTCGTGCCAACTCTTTTAATCGTTTGTTCATTTCTGCAACCCCTCCTTAACCAAGTGAATGATCTGACGGCTCACCGAGCGCGTCTGGCCATCGGCAAGTGCCTTAACAACCTTAAACAACTCAATCGGCATACGGATGGTTACAAAGTGGTCTTTAGGTTCTTGTTTCATAGTTATTCCTTAGTTTGATAAATATCAAGGCGCTCTTCAGCGTCAATTTGGATGGCTTCAAACACAGCAGATTGCCCTGCTTTGCGCTCTAGCCACGGGGCGGCATAACCTCTGCTATCCATCACGGTGTATTCGTTGTTGCGCCATACTGCGATCTGTGCGGGAATGCCGCCTAAGCGGCACTCAATCACATTGGCGTGGTTCAGGTTTTGAACTTTCATGTTGTGTCCTTAGTTACTAGTGATTTTTGTAGCTAACAACTTACGCGCTTTGATTGCCGCCTCAGATTTTGGGTCAGCATCATCCAACAACGCCAACACGACTGTCAGTAACTCCACACTCCATTTCTCTAATGCCATGTTGCTCTCCTAGCCCCCTTGGTCATACCGCAGGGGGCGTTTGTTTTATTTGCTTTCGAAGTAACGTGCTTCGGTGCCGCAGCCAGTAGACTCAAGCCCACGCTCTGTTTCGGCTGATATGTTGCGGTACTTTGGCTCGCCCGTAACCAAACTAATCCCTAGTGGGCGTCTGCACTCAACAAGCAACTTGCTGTTATCAAAGTGCTTGCAGTCTTTGCATAATTTCATGGTATTTCTCCGTTAGTTGATTGATGGCGTCTTCTGCACCATGACCCACAATAACACAATAATTCACACTTTGTAAATATTTAATCATTAATTGTTGTTCTTCTGACAATTTCCCGCCTTTGGCTTTCTTCATCTCCACCCACACGCGCCATGCAGGGATGAAAAGGTCAGGGATGCCAGGCACAACGCCTTCGACTTTTAATTTCATGGCTTGTGACTTAGAACGCAAACCGCCGTTGGGCACCGCAAAGATTAATGTATCCGGATATGTGCGCCTAAACCACATGACCGTTCGGGCTTGTTCTAAATGCTCTGAGATTGTTGCCATAGTCGCTTGACCACCTTGTAAAATTTGCCATCACGTTTGTACGAAATCATGGCTGGCGGGTTTGATTGATTCATTTGCACAACCAAGTACGTCAATGGCTCTGCGGCTTGATTAATGCCCGTAAGCGTGGCGTTTGAGCGCTGCCCTATGTCTTGTAGCAACTGCATGGCTTTGTTGCCCGCATAGCCTTGATTCAGCACCGGAAGGTATTCTGTAATTGGGGGATCGGTTAGCCCCCCGTAATAAGTTAAGGCGATCATTTCGTTGCCCGAGGCACGGCTGACGTGCTTCCTCCAGTGCCATTCGTTGACCGGCATATCAACTCCATCCAGTCCCATAATGTCGTCGTGTCTTAAAACCAATTTCTTTTCAGGTGCTGGTGGAAATGGTGTGCCACAGTTAGGGCATTCGTGAGCAGAAATATGGACGATCTCATGGCACACGTCGCATATCTTGACGGGCGCCTCACCCTCGCCGTCACCCTTCTTTTTGCTTGGCTGCACGTTGGTGATTGGCCCGTGCATCTCAACCACCCCCGCAAAATCCAAGACCAAACAATGATCGGTGTGTGACTTAGGGCGCATCCCACGTCCTGCCATCTGGACGTAGAGTGACGCTGACATAGTCGGGCGTAGCATAGCAATCAAATCAATGTCAGGATAATCAAACCCTGTGGTCAATACGTTGGCGTTAGTCAGCGCACGGATACGCCCCGCTTTAAACTCGGTCAGGATCCTCTCTCGCTCGGCTTTCGGTGTGTCGCCAGTTACACACGCCGCGGTCACGCCTTGGTGGTTGAGCTCAACGCAAACGTGCTGCGCGTGTTTGACGCCAGCGCAAAAAAACAACCAAGCTTTGCGATCGCCAGCAAGCTTGATCACTTCCCGCACCACGGCAATGTTCTTGTCGGCGTTATCGACCGCGGCTTGCAACTCTGCGTCGATGTACTCGCCGCCACGTTTATGCACACCGCTAACATCAAACCGCTCTGTTGTTAACTTACTACGCAGCGTTGCCAAATATTTTTTATGTACCAACTCCTCAATGCTTACCGGTTCAATCAGGGCATCAAACAATGCAGGTTTATCCGTAATCAGACCATGCCCCAAGCGATAAGGCGTAGCAGTCAAGCCTACGACCCTCAAATGTGGATTAATCGCCTGTAAGTCGTTTAAAAGGCTGCGATAACCGCCCTCATCCTTGTGGCTCACTAGGTGACACTCATCCACAATCACCAAATCAATATGCCCGAGCAGGGGCGCTTTGGTTCTAACACTTTGAATGCCGGCAAACGTGATTGGTTCGCCCAACTGGCGTTTGCCAATCCCCGCTGAGTAAATGCCTAGAGGGGCGTTAGGCCAATGCAGTCGCATCTTGTCAGCATTCTGCACGATCAATTCTTTAACGTGCGTTAGCATCAAGATGGTGGTTTCAGGCCATTCCTGCAAAGCGTTCTTGCAAAGTGCAGCCACAATGTGGCTTTTGCCGCTGCCAGTAGGCAAGACTAGACAAGGGTTGCCGGTGGGGTTGGCGCTGAACCAAGCGTAGAGTTGGTCGATGGCACGTTGTTGGTAGTCACGTAATATTGTCATTTCAACTCTCTCGATTAATAAGTTTCATACCGTATTCATTAATTCCGGTAGGAATATTAAAATCGGGGTTACGTTTTAAAACATTGCGCCTAAACACCCCAAAATCAACTTGATGATGCCACCTGTCATAACGCCAAACCAGGCTTGCCATATCTGGATGGGCTTGCACAATAGCTTTTGACTTTTCAAGGGTGCCTTCACCATATAGCTCCTCAGTATTACCTCCCTTAACGCTTTGCGTGGCGGCTTTGTTCTGTAGAAAGGCGTGGAACATCACCGTACACCAACCATCTTTTAAGATCCTAAGTGATAGGTCAAGATCCTCGTTATACTTTTGCGTCCACCTGTATGGGATATCGTTGCGGATCAATATGCAACTAAAAATTCTAGTGTTTAACCTAAACGCAGGTTTTTTACGCCTGTTGCCACCAGCAAAAAACCTGTACTCAAAGCCTGCCTGCGCGATATTCTCATAACGCGCCACAAAGTCCTCTGCGGCTTTAAAAATAGATCCCGAATACACAGGCACCCGCTCGTTGCGATTGAGCCTCACAAAGCCGTTAATGTTGTCGTCAAGGATCCAGTGCCATGTCGCACCTTCAGAGATCGAATGCTCCCAAATCCAGTTGCGCGCAGGCGTAGAACCCATGCCGAGATTGCTGAACGGCAGCACTAGTATTTTCTGCGGGTCAATCACAGCGGCGTACTCATCGTACTCTTGCGGCTCAATCACAATCTTATAAGCGACGCCCATTTGTTCTAAAGCTTTGCTCGTAAGCCTGCTCTCCCACCTGCCCTTTGATACAATGTAAACAGGATGGTCAGGATTCATCAACGTATATCTTTTTGGCTGTTGAATAAACAGGGAACAACACGCTTTTTGTTGTAAAAGTAATGCGTTTGCCAATCAACTCAGAAAATGCGTTCATATCTTCAACGGTTAAAAAGTTAACTACCACTGAAGAGATTGATTTCATATCATCTTGAACAAATTCTGGCATACCCTGCCACTCTTTTTGCCAATCAAATTCTTCATCGCCAAATAAGTCTTTCATCCCACCACCTTCGCACCAAATATCTCACGCGCCTCGGCAATAAACTTATCGTCACTTGCACACGCAACAGGATTAGCCACAATCTCACGACTTGTAAAGGTTTCCCAGTCGCTTACGCCATTTTTGATGTCACCGTCTGGCGTCATCCAAATGATTGTCTTGCCCTCAACTTTATGCTGCCACGGCACTAAGTCAGGGTGCAGGATATGCGCCTCACAGCCTTGTTTTTGATTCTCAAAATCAAGTGCCACGTCATATTCTGCACAATGCCAAGTGCCATCCTCGCGCGCCGTAGAGTTAGTGCAAGTACGGCAATTCACCTCCTTGGTCAACTTAGTCTTGTGGCAAAACTCATGCGCCGCGCAGAACCGGCACTCAAACCAAGTCGGGTCGGTGCTAATCGGTGGTGGCATACGGTCAGACTTAACCAAGCGATGGCCACGCTCTACAGCCTTGATTGCCACGGCTTTGTCTAGTTTTACTCGCTCTGTGTAGATACGATCGTCATCTTTACAGACGGCGTAGTACAGGGCACGGTCAAGCTTGAGCCCGAGCATATAGGCTTGCATCTGGACAAAGTGCTGGGGCTTACTTTTCTCAACCCCATTCTTCTCAAGATCATCAAACGATTTCTTGCCGTGCGTCTTAATCTCCAAGACGTGGCGGGCGTTAGGTGACTCAGGCACACCTGACTCAATAACCCCGTCCACGCTGCCACCAACGTGGCAACCAAAGTCAACCCTACTTTGGTTCTCACCCGTCTTTTGCACGTTCAGCCCGATTGCGCGCAGGTCAGACACAACCTTGGCTTCTTCATCTTGGCCACGCCTAAACAGGCGCAAGATGCGCCCAGGGAACCTTTCAACCACAGCCATCCGAAACGATAGCCACAGCCACCTGTCGCAGACATGGCCGAGGACAGATGCGCCCATGTGGGGGCGTGGCTCACTCTGGATCGACTCATGGTGCTTGTCAATCAGTGCTGAAATGGTGTATTCTGACTCTGGTATCTTCAATGGTATCTCCTTAGTTTTATGCCCCCAACCGCAAGGTCAGGGGCATTTTTTTACTTCTTGACCCAAGGTG